TTTACTAAAGTTGATAGATCTACTTATCAAGCTTTTTCAAATAAAACAGCAACAGGACAACCTTCTCAATATTTCGTAGAAAGATTTATTGATAGAACAACTATTACAGTTTACTTAACACCTGGATCTGTACAAGTTGGCGATTTTCTTAATTACTATTATGAAAGAAGAATCCAAGATGCAGGTTCCTATAGTAATGATGCAGATGTACCTTATAGATTTGTACCTTGTATGGTTGCAGGTCTTGCTTATTATTTATCACAAAAATTTCAACCAGCAGCAGTTCAAAATTTAAAATTATTATACGAAGATGAATTAGCTAGAGCTTTACAAGAAGACGGTTCACCATCTAGTACTTTTATTAGCCCTAAAACTTATTATCCAGGAACGTAATGGCAGATTTATCAAAAGGAAAAAATGCAATATTTATTTCAGACAGAAGTGGAATGCAGTTTCCATATACTGAAATGGTTAGAGAATGGAACGGTGCAAGAGTACATACTTCAGAGTTTGAACCTAAACAACCTCAACTTCAACCTAAACCAGTAGGATCAGATCCTCAAGCATTACAAAACCCAAGACCACCTATACCTACAACTGCTGTTTTAATTATGTTAGATGATAATCCTTTTACAACTGTAATTCATAGCGGGGTTACTTATGTAAATGTGTATTCAGTTGCTCATCAAAGAAAAACAGGAGACGTTGTTAGATTAAGAGGTTTTCCAGATGTAACTACTGCAGGACCTGGAGGATCTAATCCTGATGATCTAAGAAATTTACAATCTTTTAATACTATACCTACATTTGATAATGTAAGTGATTTAAATAATGCAAATGGTTTTATTATTACAATAGGTAAAAAAAATTCAGATGGCTCCGTAACTACTTCACCTAGTGCCACACCAACAGATATTTTGACTACACCAGAAAATTATTTCTTTATTACAAGCACAAGTAATGCTACAACAGGAGGAGTTGCTGGTGGAGGAAATGGTTGTTCAGCGGGACCAGTAACTTTACAGGCGGTATAATATGGCATACACTTTAGCAAACTTACAATCTGACATTAGATCTTATACAGAAGTAGATGATAGTGTTTTAACAGACGCTATTTTAAATACAGTTATTAAAAATGCTGAGAATGAAATTTATAGAGAGGTAGCTTCTGATGTTTCAAATTTTTATGCTACATCAAACGCAGTTATCGGAAACAGATATGTTACTATTCCTTCTGATTTAAGAACAATTAGATATGTTCAATTTACTGACTCTGACGGCAAACAAGTTTATTTAGATCAAAGAGATCCAAGTTTCATGGCTGAATTTTATGAGACTCCTGATACAGCTAATGGACTTCCTCAATACTATGCTAGTTGGGATGAGAATTTTTGGGTAGTTTCACCCACACCAGACGCAGCTTATAAAATAACATTAGCTTATACTAAACAACCAGAAAGTATCACAAATACTACTCAACCTACAGGAGCTCCTGCTTCTTTAAACGGAACATATGTCAGTAATAAATACCAAGACATGCTTTTGTATGGTTGTTTAAAAAATGCATATGGGTACTTGAAAGGACCGGCAGATCTGTTACAATACTATTCTACAGCTTTTAGAACTGCTATGGCTTCTTATGGAGTCGAACAACAAGGACGAAGAAAAAGAGGCGAATATGATGATGGTGTCATTCGTACTCCTATTAAATCAGACTCACCATCAACATATTAATAAGGAGATAAAAACATGGCAAACATAGTACCAAGATCATTTGGAGTATCTTTACTGTCTGCACAACATGATTTTGCAACTTCAGGTCATACCTTTAAGTTAGCTCTGTACACAACTAACCCATACGATGCTGCAAGCACTGTATTTGCTGGTGGTACAGGTAACGGTGAAGTAAGTACTGTTGGCACAAATTATGTTGCAGGGGGCAACGCACTTACAAGTCAAGCTGTTGCAACAGGAGCAGGTAGTGGAACAGGTGCATTAGTATCTACTGTAGATTTTGCAAACACAGTGTGGGGAGCAGCAACAACTGGAGCTGCAACTTTTGGCGCTGCGTTTGGTGCAATTTATAATACAAATACTGTAGATGGTGTAGCAAATAGATTAGTAGTAGTGTTAGACTTTAGTGGAACTAAAACAGCAACAGCTGGCGACTTTACTGTCGCTTATCCAGATCCAACAACTGGAAGCCCTGCTGGTGTAGCAGCTATCATAAGTTTAAACGCTAATTAAAAATAGGAAAAAAATATGGCGTTGGTAATAAACGACAGAGTAAAAGTAAACAGTACAGCGACTGGAAACAGTCAAACTACTTTTGCAATTAATAATACTGTACTTACAGGTTTTGAAACTTTTGCAACTGGCATTGGTGTAGGTAACACAACTTATTATTGTATTTTTAATCAAGGTACAAATGAGTTTGAAGTTGGTTTAGGAACATTAAGTTCTACGACTAATTTACAAAGAACTACAATTCTTTCTAGTTCTAACTCAGACAGTGTAGTTGATTTTAATGCAGGTACAAAAGATGTATTCTGTACTTTACCAGCAAGCAAAGCAGTTTATTTAGATTCAACAGGTACCCCTGTGGGTGCCGCAAGTAACGGATTTAGCGTGGCAATGGCCATAGCTTTATAAGGAGGAATATGGCACAAGATTTTACTAGATATGCGGTACAAGCAACAAACAGTGCAGGTACGGTATTTACAGCAAATTCAAATGATGCAGTCATTGGAATCAGAATCGCAAACATAGTAACTTCAGCAATCACAATAGATGTATTTGTAGCAGTTGGAGGTTCAACTAACAGATACATTTGTAAAGATTTAAGCATTCCACCAAACAGTGCCGTAGAGCTTGTTTCAGGTGGAGCTAAATTTGTAATGCAAAATACTGATATACTAAAAGTAGAATCAGATACTGCTACAAGTGCTGATGTTTATGTTAGCGTTGTTGATTCAATAAGTGCATAGGAGGATAAATGGATAGTTTATACAATACAATATATATCGGTAACAAACCGGGCGCAGAACAAATTTATACACACGCGGAAACGCTTGATAACAAAGATATGGTTATTGAGTCAGCGGTTCTTGCTGGACCAGTAACTTTTACTAATACAATAACAGTAACAGGGACCTTGGTAATAGTTTAATGAGTGAAGTAAAAGTAAATAAAATTAGCCCACGATCCGGTACAGGTGTACAGCTAGGTGATAGTGGCGATACGTTTACAATTCCTAGTGGTGGAGCAATAACAATTGCATCAGGTGCAACTATTACAAATAGTGGTACAGCAGTAAACTTTGGTGCGACAGGTTCAGCTTCTTGGGTTACAGGTTCAATTAAAACTGCAACATTCACTGCAACAGCAGGCGAAGGATATTTTTGTAATACAACAGCAGGAGGTTTTACAGTTAACTTACCAGCAGGTTCGGCTGGAGCAGTAGTTGCAGTTAAAGATTATGCAGGAACGTTTGATAATAATAGTTTAATAGTAGCACCAAATGGTTCTGAAAAAATTGGTGGTATAGCATCTGCTGCAACTTTATCATCAGAAGGAATAGCTATTACATTAGTTTATTTAGATTCAACACAAGGTTGGTTGGTAACAGATTCAGGTTTACAATCAGAAGCTTCACAAATAGTTGATGCAGAATATTTAATAGTTGCTGGAGGTGGTGCTGGTGGAAAAGCTAATGCTGGAGGAGGTGGTGCTGGTGGTTTATTAACTAATTTTGGTGGCACAGCTCTAGGTTTAACTCCGGGTGTAGTATACACAGTAACTGTAGGTACTGGAGGTGCGGCAACATCTACTGGTGCTCAAGGAAATAATGGTACTAATAGTGTTTTATCTGGTACTGGAATTACAACTTTAACTGCTATTGGTGGTGGTGGAGGTGGTTCTGATGCGGCGGCTGGTGGAGTTGGTGCAAATGGAGGTTCTGGTGGTGGTTCAGATTATGATTCAAATACTGGAGGTTCTGGTACAGTAGGACAAGGTAATGATGGTGGTGATGCTAGTAATCCATCCGGTCAATATGGTGCTGGAGGTGGTGGAGGTGCTGGCGCTGCCGGAACAGGTGGTTCACCTAGTGCAGGTGGTGTTGGTGGTGTTGGTCTTTCAAATTCAATAACAGGTTCTGCTGTTTTTTATGCTGGAGGTGGTGGTGGTAGTACTGCTTCAGCTGGTGGTGGCGCTGGTGGAAATGGCGGTGGAGGTGCTGGTGGAGATGGTAATAATGGAAGTGCTACCGATGGAACAGATGGTCTTGGTGGTGGTGGAGGTGGAATAGATGGTGGACAACCCTCTGGAGCTGGTGGAGATGGTGTAGTAATATTAAGTGTAGCAGACGCAGATTATTCAGGAACAACAACCGGAAGTCCTACAGTAACAGCTAATGCAGGTGGCACAGGAAAAACAACTATAAAATTTTTAGCATCAGGGAGTTACACAGCATAATGGTATATTTTGCAAAATTAGGAATAGGAAGTAAAGTTTTAACAGTTGAAGTAGTACATAATAATATTGCAACAACCGAACAAGCAGGAATTGATTTTTTAAACAATCTTTATGGCACTAATGATGTGTGGAAACAAACTTTTACAGATGGAACAAGAAAAAATTATGCAGGTATTGGTTATAAATATGATCAAACAAGAGATGCATTTATTCCTTCTAAACCATATATTTCTTGGATATTAAACGAAACGACTTGTCAGTGGGAAGCACCGGTGATAAAACCAGACGATGGACAAAGATATTCTTGGAACGAAACAACAAGACAATGGGAATTAAATGAGTAAAATAGAAGTAGATCAGGTAGATCCGCAATCAGGTACAACCTTAACTTTAGGTACGTCTGGAGATACAGTTAGTATTCCTTCAGGAGTAACTTTAGCTAATGCAGGAACAGCAACAGGATTTGCTAGCATTGCTTGGCAATCAACAGTAGTTACAGGTGCAACACATACAGCAGCAGCTGGACAAGGTCTATGGTTAGATACATCTTCAAATGCTATTACACTTACATTACCATCTTCTCCATCTGTTGGAGATCAAATAATTTTTACAGACTACGCAAGAAATTGGGGAACCAATGCAGTAACATTAAATTTAAATAGTGAAAAATTTCAAGGAAACGCAACCCCTGTTCCTGTCTATGATACTACTGGCGAATCAGTAGATATTGTTTATTCAGGATCAACTAAAGGTTGGATTCCTAATACTGACGGAGCAGTAGCTTTAGAAACTCCACAATCATATTCAGTAGATTTTTTAGTAATTGCTGGAGGAGGCGGTGGTGGACAAGATGATGGAGGAGGTGGAGGAGCTGGTGGATACAGAACTTCTACTCAAGCAGGTCAGGTTTCTGGAAATACTATAACTGTTACAGTAGGAGACGGTGGTGCTAATCGGACAGATGGTAGTGATTCATCAGTTTCTGGTACAGGTATAACAACAATTACATCAACAGGTGGTGGTAAAGGTGGAGATGGTGGTCCTAACACTGCTGCAGCAGGTGGGTCTGGAGGTGGAGGTGGAAATACTGGTAATAACCCCGGAGCCGCTGGAAACACTCCAAGTACTTCTCCAAGTCAAGGTAATGCTGGTGCGGCTGGTCAGTCGTCTTCGCCAAGAAACTCTGGTGGTGGTGGAGGTGCTGGAGAAGCTGGAAATACAGATGGTGCGGCTCATGGTGGAGATGGATTATCTTCTTCAATAACAGGCTCAGCAGTTACAAGAGCAGGTGGTGGCGGTGGTGCAACAAGAGTTGATGGAAATCAAAGACCCGGTGGAGATGGTGGCGGAGGTGCTGGTGGTTGTGATACTCCACAAGTTACAGCTTCAGCTGCAACTGCAAATACTGGTGGTGGAGGCGGAGGAGGTGCTGGAAACTCTCCTCAAGAAGGTGGTGCTGGTGGAAAAGGTGTGGTTATTGTTAGCATGCCAGACGCAAATTATAGTGGCACAACAACAGGGAGTCCAACAGTTGCTACAGGAGTTTCTGGAAAAACAGTTTTAACATTTACAGGAAGTGGGAGTTATGTATCATAATGGCTAGTTTTGCAAAAATAGGATTAAATAATAAAGTGATTGAAGTATTATCAGTTCATAATAATGAATTAAAAGATTCTAATGGTGTTGAACAAGAAAATATTGGAATAGATTTTTTAACTAAATTAACAGGTTGGGCTATTTGGAAACAAACATCTTATAATGGTAATATTAGAAAAAATCATGCTGGTATAGGTTACACTTACGATGAAGATAGGGATGCGTTTATACCACAAAAACCTTATAATAGTTGGATATTAAATGAAGAAAGTTGTCAATGGGAAGCACCAGTGATATATCCAACTGATGGCAATAGATATGATTGGAATGAAGAAACACAACAATGGGATTTAGATGAGTAGTATTATAAAAGTAAATACAGTTCAGGATCAAGACGGTAATAATATTATCAACGAAAATGCTAATGTAATTACAGTTGGAGATGCTGGTGATACAGTTGCAGTTGCAGGTAATGTTGTAAAAACAAATGCCGTTCAAGCTGCTGATGCTGGAAATCTTATAAGTCAGAGTGGTACTACAATTACTTTAGGAGCTTCAGGAGATACTGTAGAAATTGCAACTGGTGCAAGTTTAGTAGGTGGTGGAATTTCTTGGCAATCATCAATTGTAACAGCAGCAACTTTAACAGCAGAAGCAGGAAAAGGGTATTGGATAGATACTACTTCTAATACTTGTACTATAACTTTTCCAGGATCAGCTTCAGCAGGGGATCAAATTATTCTTACTGACTATGCTCGAAATTGGGCAACGAACAAAATTACTATAAATCAAAACGGTTTAAAATTTCAAGGATTTACAAGTCCTAATCCAACTTATGTAATAAATGGTCAATCGGTAGATTTGGTTTATTCAGGAGCAACAAAAGGTTGGATACCTAATTCAGATGATGATGTTCAAAATAAAACTCCACAAGCATATACTATAGAATATTTAGTAGTTGCTGGTGGTGGAGGTGCGGCTACTTCTAAAGCTGGTGGTGGTGGAGCTGGAGGAATGGTTACAAATTTTGGTGGAAGTGCTTTAACTATTCAAGGAGGAACAACTTATACTTGTACTGTTGGTGGTGGAGGTTTAGGTTCTGGTGGTCCTAACCCTAATCCTGGTGGAGATGGTGGTGTTAGTAGTATTTCAGGTTCAGATATTACAGATGTAACTACAGTAGGTGGTGGTGGCGGTGGACAAGATAATGGTACTCCAAATAAATTTGGAAGAGATGGTGGATCTGGTGGTGGTGGAGGTTTTCCTGCTCCTACTGGAGGAAGCGGAACTGCTGGTCAAGGAAATGATGGTGGAGATGGTTATCCCGATGGAACAGCTGGCGGTGGTGGCGGTGGTGGAAAAGGCGCTGCAGGTGGAAATGCTGGTTCAAATAATGGTGGAAATGGTGGGGTTGGACTATCTAATTCAATAACAGGTTCTGCAGTTTTTTATGCTGGTGGTGGAGGTGGTACAACTGAAACAGGTGGTCCACAAGGTACAGGTGGAAATGGTGGTGGTGGAAATGCTATTCTAAGTGGTACTGCAGGAAGTGGTACTGCAAATACTGGAGGAGGAGGTGGAGCAGCTAATGGTGGTCAAAGTGGTGGAGGTGGAACTGGTATAGTTGTTTTAAGAATGGATGATGCAAATTATTCAGCAACAACAACAGGTAGTCCTGTAGTAACCGCAAATGTTGGTGGTACTGGAAAAACTGTTATTAAATTTATAGCAACAGGGAGTTATACAGCGTAATGGCACATTTTGCAAAATTAGGTAAAGGAAATAAAATTTTAACAGTTGTAGCAGTACATAATAATGTAGCAACAACTGAACAAGCAGGCATTGATTTTTTAAACAATCTTTACAATACAAGAGATGTTTGGAAACAAACATCATATAATACTCACGGTGGAGTTCATTTATTAGGTGGTACACCTTTTAGAAAAAATTATGCTATAATAGGTGGAAAATATAATGAATCAAAAGATGCTTTTATATCTCCACAACCTTTTGCTAGTTGGATATTAAACGAAACAACTTGTAATTGGGAAGCACCAGTTGCTAAACCGGATGATGGACAAGAATATAAATGGAATGAAGCAACAACAACTTGGGATGTTGACAACTCTTAAGAATTAATATAGTTTATTTTGTGGTATGTCAGAGAAGAGTTTAAAACCTATAATACATTCTATTTTTCCAACACCTATCTATACAACAAAAATAGATAGAGGATTTACAAAACAAGAATTACAATTTGTAAAACAACAAAAAAAACATTGCACAAATAATACAGGCAATATTAATACAAAAGACAATTATATTTTAAATAGAAAAGAATTTAAAAATATTAAAAAGTTTATTGATACATCTTGTAAAGATTATTTAGATAAAATTATATGTCCTAAACAAGATCTTAAACTTTATGTAACTCAATCTTGGTTAAATTACACAGAAGCTAATCAATATCATCACAAACACGAACACCCTAATTCTGTAGTATCAGGTGTATTATATTTTGATTCAGATATAAAAAATGATAAAATACTTTTTTCACATCCCATACCTTATAAACAAATATATCCTCAAATAGATAAGGAAAAATTTAATTTGTGGAACTCTAATACTTGGTTTTTTCCTGTAGAAACAGGTAATTTATTTATGTTTCCATCATCAACTACTCATCAAGTAGAAACTAAACAAGGTAATAATACTAGAGTAAGTCTTGCTTTTAACACTTTTTACAAAGGCAATTTAGGAGAAAATGCATCATTAACGGAGTTGATACTGTAGATTTATAGTGTATAATCTTTAGATGGAGGCAGGGCACCACCACATACCCCCTGCTTCCTTTTAAGGATTTTATATGTTAGGATTTGGATCATTTTCAGAGTTCCCTTGGGCTACATCTGGAATAGATAATAGTGTTGTAATTACAGTTAACGGTAATGATATTGCTGTTGGTATTGGTAATGTTAATATTACAGCTAACTCTATAGTTCAAATAGCTGACCCTGATCCTATTTTATTAAAATCAGGAACTCCTGTTGTTTCAGGAGATGCCAATCTTACAGTTAATGGTAATGCTTTAGGACTAGGATCTGGAACAGTAGTAGTAACAGGAGATGCAGTTGTATCTATTACTGGAAATACCTTGAATTTAACGACAACATCGGTTACAATAACTGGTGACGCAAATATAAGTCCTACAGGTTCTTCAATTGTAGTAAAAACAGGAGTCGGTAGTGCAATAACATGGAGTAACATAGATCCAAATACTAATAGTGTTTGGAAAGAAATAATACCGTATTAATTATGCCATCATCATATTCATCAGATTTAAAATTAGAAATAATGACTACCGGCGAAAAAGCTGGTCAGTGGGGAACAATTACAAATACAAATTTAAATATACTAGCTCAGGCTTCAAGTGGAGTCTTAAGTAAAACTATGGTAGCAACAGCTCCATATGATACAGCTCTAGCTGTTTCTGATGGTGCAACATCAGAGGGAAAAAATTTATACATTAAACTTGCAGGTACGTTAGGTGCAAATAGCACTGTAACTATGGCTGCAGCAGGAGCTAGAGTTTTTATATTAGAAGACACAACCAATAGAACTACAGCTGAATTTACAATAAATGTTTTGACAAGTGGTAGCGGAACTAGTGTTCCTTTAGCACCAGGATCTACTTCTTTATTTTATTCAGACGGAACTAA